CAGCGCCTTAAGCCCTCTCCGGGGTTACTTACCCAGGGTTACTTATTCTTACCACTGCCTACTCTGAATCGTTCGAGTTTGAATTCTTCTGGAGGGGGCAGTAATCTTATTTCCCTTTGATGCATTGCAGCAGTAATGAGCTGCCTGAAGGTTGTTCCAATCTCTTGCGGCAGCCTCGCGGGATTCATAACCAAACTCTTTATATCTTGAAACAGGCTTGATCTCATCGATCACGAATGACAAAGGATGATCGTGATCGCTTGGCTCATCATAGTGGATGGGCCCGAATCTTCCCCGACATATTCCACAGTCAGCATTCATAGCCTTAAATCTTGCCCGATACTTCCTTCGCAGATTACCATTAGCGTATCTAGGATT